CTCTCAGTGCAAACAGTGCCATACCCAAACTGTCCGGGCCAAGCAGTATGAGGGTGCAGTGCCCACAATCTATGCAATCACCTCGGGCACCAAGATTGTCTATGTTGGCTCGACCCGAATGTCACTCCCTGCCAGGCTCCAAGCACACCGCTCCGCCGCTTCTCAGGGCCGTGGTACGAAGATCGCCAACTTCCTGCGATCCAACCCCGAGAACGTCAATATCATCGCTCTGGAGACGCTACAGGGGGCCAGTAAGCAAACGCTTCTCTACAGTGAGAAGCAATGGATTCGACGTCTGTCAAAGACAAACAAGCTACACCAAACACGTAATGTGATATACTAGTTGCTAGGAGAAATACAATGACGCCTAATGACACACTCAAAGTCATCGACCTACTGACCCAGATTCTTACCCAGCTCGAGAAGCTCAATCAGAAGAGGTCGAAATGAAGCCAACCAAAGAACAGCAATTGGTTAGCACCAATCTCGACATCGCCGTCAAGATGGCTGGCAGGTTCGCGGCCAAGCAGCCATACATCCCATACGAGGACTTGTTGTCTTTATGTCTCGAGAGTCTCTGTCTCGCATCCAATAAATGCAATGATCCATCTAAGTATAGAATGCATGCGCGCAGAGTAGCTAGGTGTGATGTCTTGAATTACCTAGAAAAGACCAACCTTCGTAGACAAACAGTAGTTCCATCTTCCTACGACGAAGAGGATGAAGAAGGTGGAGAGCAGTGTCTTGGTCCGGTCGATACCACCTCGCCTGAGGACATCGCCATGGTCAGGCAATATGTCGCCAGCCTTCCAGTCAGAGATCAGGAGATCATTCAGCTCTCGTATGAGGGCTACACCGATGCCGAGATCGGTACCAGACTCGCACCTCCCGTAGATCGTCAAGTCGTTAAGCGCCGTTTGATGGCCATTAGACGGAACTTCCCGATATAGAGACCTCGGAGGGGGATTCGTCGGTAACACATCTATATGGACAAAGCGATACAAAGCGAACCAACCAGGGATGAACGTGGCTTCTTCCTTCCAGGCCGGGCCCCAAAGAGTCCTGGCGCCCCAAAGCTGAGCGATGGGCAGAAGCGGGCCCGTCGGGCCATCAAGAAAGCGCTAGAGCCGCTACAGGGCACCTTGCTTGAGCAATTTCATCAACTCATCGGTCAAGCAGTCCCGCGCCTACAATCCATACTGGCCGACCCAAGCACGCCAGCTCGAGACATCCTTGCTTGCTTGGAGTTCGTCTCGCAATACACCTTGCCGAAACCTACATCCAAGTCAGAAATCACTCAGACGGTTTCCGTGTCCAACATCAACCCCGAGAACCTGTCGACAGCCGAGATCTCTATCATGCTTGCTCTTGACGCCAAACTCCAAAGCAAGTAATGCGCCCTCTGTCCCCCCAAGACCGGCTCAAGCTCGAATCATCTCTGTACAAGAGAAGTTTCGAAGACTTCGTTCGTGCCGCTTGGTCCTACGTCTGTTCTGAACCGATGGTGACAGAGCTTCCCCAGAAAGTCATCGCCCTTCACCTCCAAGCCATACAAGACGGCAAGTTCCCAGATGTACACACATTGACGATCTCTCTCCCCCCAGGGCAATCCAAGTCCCTAACAACGTCTGTCCTATATCCGGCATGGGTATGGGCGTCAAAGCCGTCTACCTCATTCATTTGCGTCACCCACGGACAGACCTTGACCCAAAGGTTCGCTACCAGGTTTCGTGCTTTGATTGAATCCCCCTGGTATCAAGCTCACTTCGACCTCAAGTTCACTGAAGACACAAACAATAAATCGGCCATGAGAAACACAAATATGGGCGAACGCCTGGTTGCCACCCCAAGTTCGGCTACGGGAAATCACGCTGACGTCCATATAGTCGATGACTTGGTAGATGCGAGTGAAGCTGACAACCCAGACGCCCTCCAAGCGGCCAACGACTGGTATGACCAGGTCTTGTCAACACGCGCAAAAGATGCCAACAAACTCTCATCGATTGTGATCGCTCAGAGACTCGCTTGTAATGATATTATTGGACACCTCGAGTCCCGCCCTACCACCATCAAATTGTCCCTGCCAGCCGTGCTAGATGGGGCACCTTGCGAAACTCCCGCGTGGACCGACCCGAGACAGCCAGGCGAACTCCTCGCCCCAATCCGGCTCCCACAGGCGGTTCTCGACTCACGCAAAATAGCACTCGGATCTCATCACTTTGAGAGCCAATACCAGCAACGCCCAGTAGCACGGACAGGCGGAATCGTCCAGGCGACATGGCTACAACACCAATACGACACCCTGCCCAAGTTTGACAAGACTGCATTGGTTATCGACTGCGCGAATACCGGCCTAGATGATCCGACGTGTATTCTCGTCGTAGGCGTCAAGGGGCCGAAGCTGTATCTCATGGATTGTCTTACCAAGAGAATGGATTTCCCGACTCTCATCGCATCCATCAACCAGTATCGAACCACCTACAACCCGACTGAGATCCTAATTGAAGCCGCGTCATCCGGGCATGCCGCCATTCAAACACTTCGGCAATCGTTCTCCAACGTCATTGACCTCAAGCCCCTTGGCTCGAAAACTGAGCGACTTTCAAGCGCCACCCCATCTCTAGAGTCAGGGTCAGTTCTCTTCCCTCCACAGGGCGCATGGGTCAAAGACTTCCAAGAAGAGGTCACCGCCTTCCCATACGCCAAACATGATGAACGGGTTGATTGTCTTTCTTACGCCGTCAACAGATTCCTTACCAGTGGCCCAAGCACACTCGCAATGCTTATGGGGTACGCAGCCGCAGCAAAACGAATGTAACAACGTAGTACCGAAGTAAGAAAGAAGGACACAATGTCGCAAAACAAATATAAGCAGTGGTGTAAGTCGAAGGTTGATGCATGGGTTTCCACGTTGACTGGAAGTGGAACATCGGCAGACAAGACTGCATCGTTCCAGGCGTATGCGTATGTCCTCAGTTCAACGTCTGCCAAGAACCTCTACCGTGCGTCTGGTACGGCAAAGGTAATCGTCGACCTCCCTACAGAGGAAGCATGTCGAGCCGGATATGAAATCCAAATCCCGTCTGACCCGAAGCTTGCCGCGAGTCTTCAGTCGAGGATGGAAACGCTCAAAGCGCCCGAAGCTCTCCAAGAGGCTCTCAGACTCGCCAGGATGACGGGTGGTTCAATCATCTATATGGCTACAGACGACTCCGATCCGAGCAAGCCACTCATGCCTAAGAGCAAGATCAAGGCACTCAAAGTCTTCGGCGCGGGTGATGCAACGGCTACCAACGAATACACAGCAAGCATTGACTCGCCCAACTTCGGACTTCCAGCCATCTACTCGATTGACGCTGTTCTGCCTGGTGTTTCTCTTGACATCAATCGCATTCATTACACTCGATGTCTCCGAATGTCGGCTCCGGTTGTCGACTTCAACGATCGTATCCGTCGCCAGGGCTTCGGTCCTTCTGTCCTCGAGGGCACCAAGGACTCCATTCAAGCCCAAGAGACTGCCTGTCAGTCGGCCGGTACGTTGATGGTTGATGTCTCCGTTGGCACTCTTTCGATCCCAGGTCTTAAGGCTGCAATGGCATCGGCTACAGAGAATAATATTGATGGATTGAACCTTATTACATCTAGACTTCAAATGATGGATAAGACCAGGTCGGTACACCACTCGCTAGTTCTAGATGCTGGCGATGGGATTAATCCAGGCGAGACATTCACTCGAGTCGCCACCCCGCTGACGGGAATCCCGGAAATCCTCGACAGGTTGGCCCAGAAGACGTCTCAAGACTCTCGCATCCCCCTCAGCATATTGCAGGGTACCGGGGCAACAGGTCTGCTCAATAACGGGTCTGCAAGTGAGAAGGCGTTCCAAGCGTACGTCCAGACGATCCAGGTCCAATACCTCCGCCCCTGCATTGAGCGATTGGTGGCGGTCCTCACGGGAATTCAAGAGCCAGACGCGTACACCATTACCTTCCGCCCGCTCGCCGTCCCCTCCGCCAAGGAACAGGCTGAAACGAACAACATTCAAGCTCAAGCGGATTGCAATTACGTCCTCAATGGCGTCTTGACTGCGAATGAGGTCCGCGCTTCCAGGTTCTCTGACAGGGCTTCGTTGACTACCACAGTCGAAGACGTCGAGCTTCCAGAGGTCACTGAAGAGACAGAATCTCAGGTTGCTTAAAACGCTTTCCAACACAGGTTCTGAACCCAATGCATAGACAACCACCCAATAAATACGGTATGTTGTCGAGTTGGTTGGGTTCACTTCCGCCTGACCCCATAGCCCAAAAGGTCCACCATGCGACGTCAACCCAAGCAAATCATTCCAAGACATCCGGATCTATCGGCGCAGAAGTATTACAAGCGCACCTTGCCGCTCCTCAAGCACCTTCATCAAGTTACTGTCACTAACCTCAAGCCGGCGCTCGACTGGTATAGGGTTGCCCGAGAACTCGAAGTCACCCAAGACGCCTACCTCGACTCTTCTCCCAGGTTCTTCCGCAAGGCAAAGGAGAAGTTCCAGACTCAACTCCTCAAAGCCCAGCAAGAGGCGACTTGGAGCAACCAGAGTGTGGCTAAGGTAGTCAAGCCGTCTTATACAGACACACTGTCGGTAGCCCGTGGCAACCTCATGCGTCAACGCATCTTGATGCCGCACCCCGATCCAAAGCACGTGGCTCAATACCTACAACAGAACATTGAGCTCATTCAAACCATACCACAGCGCTCTTTCTCTACACTCGCCCGGATGCTTGACAAGCACATTGAGGGCAACGCGACAGTCGAAACACTGGCGGCAACCATCGAGTCGCGGTATGGAGTGACCGAATCGCAAGCCGCACTCATCGCCAAGGATCAGGTTCAGAAGCTCAATTCCCAACTCACGCGCGACGCATATGTTGAAGCAGGGGTTACGAAGGGTGTATGGGTTACCTGCGAAGACGAGCGTGTAAGACCGTCTCACCAAGAAGTCAATGGTAAAGAGTACGACCTTGAAGAAGGCCTAGAAGTAGACGGTGAACTTACCTTTCCAGGTATGCCCATCAACTGTCGTTGTTTCTGCCAGCCCAACCTTCAAGACATAAAGTAAACCGATTGTCAACTTCCAATAGACCATTAATCGATTCAGTTCGGTAATGGTGTATATGACAGTCGTTCGGCGGGTTGACCGCAAGATCAAATGTGACACAACGCGCCTTGACAACGGCGCTCTGCAAGCTACAGCCAGAATCACGCGTGTAGGAGTGTTTAACTACATCCTCCCCGACGGGACACTCTCGCGTGAGTGGCGTAGCCCAGCGGTTGTCATGGATGCTCAGAGTCTTGCCACCATGGAAGCTCAGAGCGTCACCCTGAATCACCCGGTGACTGGCTGGGTTGATGGAAGCAATTACCGCATGGAAACACGCGGTACCGTGACTGACGTCCACCCTTCGTCTGACCTGGGTTGGGTTGAGGCCACGGTTCGAATCGTCGACGCGGAAGCGCTTCAAGCCGTACAGAATGGCCAAGTCGAGCTCAGTTGCGGTTATACGTGCACTCGGACTCCGACGCCTGGCCTCCAAGTATTCGACCCGGTGACTCAAGAGAACATTGTCTGTGATGCCACCATTACAGACATTCGATACAATCACCTAGCAATCGTTGATCAGGCAAGAGCCGGTCATGGCGCCAGATTGCTTCTAGATGCAGCCCAAGACATTGGAGTTGAAATGGACAAGACCGACAAGATTGAAGAGCGTGAAGGTAAGTGGGTTGTGCTGTCGATGTCTGGCGAAGTTCTCGGTACTCATCCTACTAAGGAAGAGGCGGAAGCCCAACTCCGTGCCATCGAAGCCAGCAAGCATGCAGAAGACGCTTGCAAGGCCAAGAAGGATGAAGCCTCCCAAGAATGTATGGAAACCATCGAGCCTAAGAGCGATGTTCTCCCTATCGCCTCTATCGAAGTACCCCCAGAAGTCGTTGAAGAACTGGTGACCAAGGATGAAGCCGACAAGGCTCTCCAAGACCTCCAAGCCAAGCTCGATTCGCTGACTGAGCAACACGCCAAGCTTTCTAGCCCTGGCCACCTGGAAGCTCTTGCTACTCAACTTCTCGATGCCAAGTCTAAGGCCCAACTTCTTGACGTCAAGGTTGACGGACTAGACCTCAATGGCATCCATAAAGCCGTCGTTAGCAGTCAGCACCCAACCCTCAAACTCGATGGTTTTACAACCACACAGATTTCAGACTTGTTCAACGCAGTCCAACCACAACCCAAGAATGACTGCGTTGAACGTACTGTCATTCTTGACCAAAAGGATGTAACCCATATGGAACCCAAGAAGATTTACGTTGACGTTGCAGAGAAGATGAACCTCAACCTCCCCAAGAACGTCAAGCTTGACAACACGACTCTCTTCACAGCGGCCGAGTTGACCCAGGTTGAGCAGAAGTTCATCGCGGCCAAGCGCCCGGTGTTCGTGTCGAGCGTGATTCCCACACAGACCGCCGACGAAGGTGCAGACACCTATAGCTTCACCGTGTATTCGATGAACAACGCGAGCGACCAGACGGCAGACGGCGTGTCCCTGACTGCAAGCGCTCTGACTGGCACAAACCAGACAGAAGTCATTGTTCAGTACCGCGATCAGTTCCAGGTTCTTGACCAAGAGATCCGCCAGAGTGTTATGACGGGCCGACCGGTTGAGGGTCAGGGCGTTGTGCAGGCCAAGTTCAATCTCGTCGAGCGTCTCGATAAGATGGCGCTTGTTGGTGACGGTACGCGTCTTGGTCTTCTTAACGCGGCTTCCGTGACTGGCTATGTGATCCCTGCCGACGGTTCGGGTACGAGCGCTCTTTGGTCTACCAAGACCGCGGCTCTCATGATCCGTGACATGGCTGGCACGATCGAGGCTCTCAAGACGGGCAGTAATGGTAACTACACTGCAACCCACCTGTTCATCGGCTCGGCTCGCCTTGCGACGCTTCGCCAGACTGTGCACTCGGATTACACTGCGAAGTCGATTCTCAATGTGTTCGCTGAGATGTACCCCAGCGTTCAAATTGTGGAAGTCCTCGAGAACTACATGCACACGACCCCTGTGACCGTGACTGCAACCGCTGGCAAGCTTAGCCAGCGTCTAGTTGCGGCCGACCTCTCGAACTCCGAGAACGTGGCTCGCGTTGTGGCTCTTGAGCCCGCCGTGACCCAAGTGAACAATATCGACAACAGCACCAAGTATGAAGTCAAGGTTCGCATGGGTGGCACGATTGTCCGCCAGCTGACTGCGGTGTGCATCGGTCTGCCAGCGAGCGGGGGTATCTAGACCCAAGTTGTAGAGGATCGGCTGTCCAAACAACAGCCTTCCTCTCCTCAATCGCAACCGGTCCCTCCTCCCGGTTGCTGGTTGGGTGATTTTCTTGACGGTAAGTGTCAAGGCAATCATCGAGCCATGGTATACTGGACGAATGCTAATTAACCGAAGTCAACATTGTAACAATACCCAAGTCGAACGATTTAACTCTCACATCACCCATGAACCGAATACAGGCTGTTGGTTGTGGACTGGTTGTGTAACGATTCCGGTCAAGAGAAAGTCTGGCAATTACTCACAAGGTGGATACGGGTTGTTTCAGAATGGGAAGAAGTTGGTATTGGCCCATCGCTTCGCACTACAATCGCAAATGGTGGACCTTCTGTCTACAGATAGAAAACAGATGGTAGACCATACATGCCACACTCGAAGTTGCGTCAATCCATCTCACCTTCGCCTAGTGAGCGCCAAAGAGAATAGAAAGAATCTGACAGATACAGGGGCAAAGACCCTGAGAGAAAACGGCCTCAAGAATACTAAGAATCTACTTCGAACCGGATCTGGTGTGTATGGGGAAGCATCGGCGCATAAGTTGTCAGACGTCGAAGTTGCAGAAATCCGCACGCAATATGCTACTGGCTCTTACACTCTACAGGACCTAGCAGACCAATATAGGTGTGGAACATCACAAGTCAGCAGAATAGTCAACAACAAATCTCGATGCAAAGTCTTCGCACGATAAAGGATCCCAATGGCCGCAATCACTAAGACCGAATGCCTGGCCATCTCTACAGAGTTTACCGCTGTAGACGATGGAACTTGGACAACCTTCCTCGCGATGAGTTTGTCAAGGATGAACTCGGCTGTATGGGGAACCAAGTTGAACATGGGTCAGGCGATACTCACGTGTCACCTGTTGAAGTCTCTCGGCTTTGGTGTCGCGGCGTACGCCAACACGGGCAAGATGTCAAGCGGCAACACCACCCCCCAAACCGATTCCCAAGACCTCGACTCAACCGTCTACGGCCGAACGTTCAAGGCCCTTCGAGATGAAGTCAGTGTAGCTTCCGGCGGATTGGTGTGGGATGGGGTTTCGGCGTAATGGTAATCAAGTCAAATCGACTCCCTCAACTTTCGAAGCAGCTCGCCAAACTTGCTGACAAGAAGTTGCAGGTAGGTGTCTTTGATTCCGATCCACGTCAAGGCGAAGACATCTCGAATGCCGAACTCGCCATCATTCATACATACGGGACTGAGACTCTTCCGGCACGCCCCTTCATCGAACCCGCGCTGAAGTCTCATAAGCAGCAATACGCCATCGCCCTCAAAGCGCTTTGCGCTAAGGCCGTCAAAGAAGCGGCCACCAAAGGTGTCGACCCCAACGCCGAGACTCTCCTAGCCAGCCTTGCAGGTCGCGCCATCAATGACGTTAAGACGTTCATCAAACAGAACAAAGTCAAGCCCCCGGATACCGAAGAAACCAAACAGCGTAAGGGCTCGGACATCACCTTAATCGATTCAGGACAACTTGTCAACTCAATCGAAGGTAGGATAGTGTAATGGCGATTCCGACATATGCACAAATCGAAGATACCATTCAGGCCGCAGTCGCCGCAGGTACCGGGATTGCTGGCAACCAGGTCCGATGGGCTAACCAGACAGAGCCCAACCAATTGTCCAACACATCGACATATGCGACGTTGAACGTGACGAGCATGGAACTCGGACCACCGTCATGGTCTCAAGTCGTAGGTGTCACCAACCTCACCCAATCGGCAACCTCTGAACTTTACTTGGAACTCGACATTCAAATCTTCAACCATACGGCGACAGGCATCAACTGCGCCATGGCTCGTCTGGCCCACCTGGCGAATTACTTCCAACTTCAGACAACCATCGACACATTAAACTTGTCTTACATCTCGTTATATCCTGGTGTCGCTCAACACATACCAGTCTCATACCAGACCAAATACTTGGACCGAGCGGTAATGAGAATTACAGTGACTTCGCTCATTACAACCTCTTCCACTGCGCCTTGGATCAATGACGTCCAAGGGGATTTGACCGTAACTCACGTCGACGGTACCCACAACCACTACCCAATCTAGGGGAATAACCCATGTCTCTTGCCGATTTCGTTTCCATCTCTGTATCGCCAGCCGCAGCTGTTCCTTCTGTTCCCGCGCAAGACATCCCACTTGTAGCCGCTTACGTGACTGCAACAGAAGCGACGGCCAATGGGTTCACTTCGAGGGTCCGTGAGTATTCGAGTTTGGCTGGCGTTGCGGCTGACTTCCCGACTTACAGCGCCTCTTACCGCGCCATGGCACCTCTATTCAGCCAAGCGTCTGCGGTTGACCGAGTGATGTTGGGTCGTCTCGACAACCCGCCTGACTTGACAATCGACTTCACTCCCGTCATCGCCAACTCGTCTACATACGCGATTGACATTGTTGGACCGACTGGCATTAGCGCCACGTTCTCTTACGCGTCTGACAGCACCACGACCGCGGCTGAGGTCATCGGCGCTCTTGTGACGGCCATCAACGCGGGTAGCACTCTCGTTGTTGCGACAGATGGAACGACCTATCTCCGCCTTAAGGCTTCGGCGCCTGGCGTCTTCTTCACTGCAGTCCCGAGCGCTCTGTCGCTTGCTCGTTGGACGGTTTCGCAGAATCAAGCGGATGCTGGTCTAGCGGCTGACCTTGCGGCCATTGCTCTTGAGAACAACGAATGGTACACGCTTCACATGGCGACCGCTGGCAAGGCTGAACTCGTCATCGCGGCTGCATACGCCCTGGCGAATGAGAAGCTTGCGGTTCTTTCGACTCAGGACTCGGCTGTCTATGACGGTGCCTCGACGACCGACGTTGCTTACGTTGTCAAGGCGACCAACAACGACCGGTGTGACCTGGTGTTCTCGCGTACGGCTGGCTCAACTCTCCCCGGTACCGCACTAGCCGGCTATGTTCTGACCCGCGACCCGGGTTCGGTTACCTTCCGCTCGGCCAAAATCAACGGCGTGGTTGCCGATGCTCTGACTGATACACAGAAGGTAGCGGCTCAAGCCAAGAATTGCGGAATCGTGTATTCATACGGTGGTGTCACTGTTGTCAATGCCCCGTTCAACACCAAGGGCACACTGGCTCACAACACACGAGACCTCGATTGGTTCAAGGCTCAGTTGTCCCAAGAGATCGCGATTTGCGAGACGCAGAACGACAAGATTCCCTTCACAGATGAAGGTATCGCAACCATCGAGTCCGCAATCCGCGGCGTCTGCGCACGAGCCGAGAAGGCTGGCGTTTGGGCTTCGGGTTGGACTGTGGTTATGCCGACTGCCGCAAGCGTCTCGAGTGCCAACAAAGCCCTCGGAATTCTCCCCAATGTCGCGGTTGGTGTCCAGTTCACTGGCGCAATCCTCCGGACTCTCATCAACCTCACTGTCACTCTGTAAGGAATACGTCAATGCCCCAATACTCCGCGAACAAACTTCAGACCATTTATGGTGGCGTCAAGGCGCTCCAAGTCGAATTCGTCAAGGTCACGCCGTCTGCACCCATGACGTCTAGCACCATGCTTGTCGATGGCACCGAAGTCGTCAACGTGAGCGCTGACAACTCGGCTGATATCGAGGTCACCATTGCTCAGACCTCGGTCACTAACTCCCTTTGGTCGGCAGATGTGACTGCCATGAAGGCGCTTGGCACCGTCATCTTCAAGCCGTTCTTGCTCAAAGACTTGAACGGTACGACTCTGATGTCTTCGGACTCGGCTTATCTGACTGGCTACCCAGACGTCGAGTTCGCAAAAGAGTCGGGCAACCGGGTTTGGAAGATCCGTTGCTCGAAACTCCAAGTTCACGTTGGTAGCAATTTCTAACAAATCCTGAGGAGGATTCATGAAACTAACACTCGAGACAGTAGACGGACCCAAGGAAATCGAAATCAAGCCGCTTGGTGGTGTGACAGCCACCATGTTGCTCTCTCGTTTGCTCAAGAAGTTCGGCAAGCCACTGGGCAAATACATGCAGGCGAATAAGGGTGTCGACCTTCTCAAAATCGGCATCGACTCGTTGCCGCTTGACATCCTTGATGAAGCCGAACTCACCCACGCGATGACCGTCCTTCTCTCCAAGGCGACGGTTGATGGCAAGGTCATCGACCCGGACTCGATATTCACCGGTTGCTCGGACTCCCTCTTGAAGGCTTCGTTTGCGGCCTTGAAGCTGAACTTCGGTGCATCTTTCATTCGGCTGGTGAGCCCCAAACCGACACCGTAAGTCCCATTTGTGAGCACGGGATTGAAAACTGTCCCCTCTGTGCTTGCCTCATTGATGAATCGGAAAAGGAAACAGACGACATCGAAGACAATCAAACCTGGTTGCAATTGGTCATGCCGTACGATGGCCCTCAAATCGCAACCCACAACGAAATTGAAACCTGGACGTTCGACAAGTTGCTATTCATACACAAAGCATACGTTCGAAGATGTAAGGTCCTAGCAGACGCACAGAAGAGGTAGTCAAAGTGCAGATAGCAGAATTATTCGCTACGCTTGGAATCAACCTCAAGTCTGAGGAATGGACAAACGCAAACCAAGCACTAGAGCTCTTTGACAAGACTGTCGGTCGTGTTTTCGGTGGCATCAAGAAGGTCATCGGCGAAGGTCTCGAAGTCATCGAGCGTGTAGCAGACTCGGCAAACGAGGTGAGTCGTGTTTCCGAGCAATTC